CTCCGTTCTAGAGACGGTCGTCATCTCGCTGCACGCTTACACGAGCGCACAGCCCTGAGGTATAAAACGACTCCAGATCTTGAAGGACTTCGAGGTCGAAAGCACTGAAACGTCGGACAGCCTGCGGCTCCTCGTTCCGGAACCGCACAGGCCAGTACTCAACCATTCGGGTGCCACGTCGTCCAAAGACCACCTCAAGCGTCTTGTCGTCGGGAGCCAAGGGCTTCGCCTTCGACCAGAGCGAGGTGTTCTTCGACAACGACTTCAAACTGCGCTTATTGGCCAGCCCCTCGACCCACATGTCCCGCGCGGACAGGGTGGAGTCGAAAAGACACGCGAGGACTGCATCTCCGTACAGTCGATCGCTGTCTCTCCGCTGCTCGTCTGAGAGGACAGCCTCGTCAACGTTCAGCGGTTTGGGCAGCTTCTTGAGCGCCAGTTCGTGGAGATTCCACTCGGCATCACTACCGAGTGTCGGACGCTTCTTTGACCAATTGAGCAGGATATACTTCGCCTTCGCGAGATCCAGCTCGGTCATGCCATGGGTGACATCTCCGTCTTCCCAGGCTGGAAGCCCGACCCCGCCCAACCAGCGGGGGGCATACCACGGCACCTTCACCTTTTCCAACCACGGCCGATTGAGTCGAATGAACTCTCTCATGGCCCTATCCCGAAGTCCCGTCGGAGCAGTCTCCACGAGATCTGTAGCACACGCCCCGGCCGACGGCCGGTACGCGTCCTCAGATCCCGCGATATCAGACTCCGACAAGCGACCCGACCGCTTCTGACCGTACATGAGCCCTGCATTCACGAAAGGCACCGCTTCAAGGTGCGAATCGTGGAGCTCCTCCGGTCCGTCAGCGACGGTCTTCCTCAGAACAGGCAACGGCTGCTCCCTCATCAGGAACAGTCGCGAGTTCATTTCAACAAAGAGTGGGGAGAAGTATGTCTTGCCAATACTCTCACTCAACCCAGCGAACGACGTCACAGCCTTCCAGACGGCGCGAGAACGCGCAGACATCCGGAGGGCGACATCGTCGCCGTTGAAGCACCCGAGGAGGGTGGTCAGCGAGTACGGTCGGCCCTCTCCAATCTCCATCGCATGGCGGCACAGAGCCGCGTTCGCAATACAGAGAATCGGAAAGGACGTCACCGATCCCATCAGCTGACCATTCCTCTGAGGTTCCCCCCGACCGCCGCCCGGCGGCTCGATGAAGAACCCAGTGAGGGAGCGCAGGAGCAGCACGGCCTCGGCGTCAGGAAGACGCCAAACGCGCGCAATCTCCAGCGCAATCTCCTCG